TTTGCATTTGGTGAATTAAAATTACTTGAAGGTTCTGCTAAGATTATTTCTATGATTGCAAGAGATGAAAGTCAACACCTTGCAATGTCACAAACAGTTATTAATAACTGGCATGATAGAAATGATGATAAAGACTTTATCAAAATCAGAAAAGATTGTGAAAAAGAAGTGTACAAGATGTACGAAGAATCAGTAGAAGAGGAAAAAAGATGGGCAACATATCTATTTTCGCAAGGAAGTATGATTGGACTATCAGAAAAACTATTACACCAATTTGTAGAGTACATGGCGAACCGAAGAATGAAGTCAATCGGCCTAACACCACAGTACGAACAAAAAACAAATCCTTTACCATGGGTCGACCATTGGTTAAACAGTAAGGGTATGCAAAATGCACCACAGGAAACAGAAATTGAATCCTATGTTATAGGTGGCATTAAGCAAGATGTAACAAAAGACCAATTCAAAAAATTTAAACTATAATGCAAATGGAAAAATCAAAAAAAGCATGTACCTCCTGCGAAACTAAATATACCATAATATGGGATATTAATGAGCAAGATTTAGAACCACTTACTTGCCCATTTTGTGGACATGAGGTATCAGATGAAGAAGAAATTGAAGAACGACACGAAGACGATTTGGAAGACGAAGATTGGAATTGATTATAGTTTAACCAGTCCAGCTGTCCATATTGACGACATAAAAAGTGGTACTTTTTCATTTCATTACTTAACAGGTAAAAAGAAATGGATTGGTAAACAAGGTGAAAATATAACTGGTTATGAACATAAAGAATGGAAAGACCCTATTGAAAGATTTACTTATATATCAGATTTTGTTATGGACCTATTATCAGATTACAAACAAAACCAACCAATTATTTTCATTGAAGGATACTCCTTTGGTTCAAAAGGCCGAGGTGTATTTCAGATTGCTGAAAATTGTGGTATTCTTAAATATCGTTTACTTGAAGAAGAGTATGGTTACCATACAGTTGTACCTAGTGTTGTTAAAAAAGGCGCTACTGGAAAAGGTAATGCAGACAAAGATATGATGTACGAAGCGTTTATAAAAGAAACAAAAATAGATTTAAAAAAGATATTTGATACGGACAAAGTTGGCAATCCTCTATCAGATATTGTTGATAGTTATTATATAGCAAAGGTTGGTTATGAAAATAGTAAAGTTTGATAAGTCAAAAGCACCTACAGCAATTGCAAACTCATTAAAAGAAAACCACGAAATTATTGATTTGTCAAATTTTGATAGTTTTAACTATGAACATTTTTGGCATATGAAAACTTGTGACTTCTTTTTAAATAATGGTACATTTGGTAGTAACCACCCTAAAAGACAATGGTTACCAAATGCAGATAATCATAAAATGGCCGTAATGAACCATAGAAATGAAATGGTTAATATGTTTGCCAAACACTTCAACAAAAATATTATACATTTAGAGAGTGCTACACTTAGTAGAATGAAGTGTAATTATGTCAATAAGTTTTACAAACATATTGCTCCTAGATTTTATAGAATGGGATTAAATCATTGGGTCTTTAGTCACACTAAATGGTGTAAACCAATTAAAGGTAGATTAGAGAAAAATCTAAAATTAATAGAAGACGAAAATAATTTTACCTTTCAAAATGTATTCAATCATAAATGGAAAAATAATAAAAATGGTTATATTTTAATTTTACCTGGATTGGAAGATGACCCTACTAGCTCAATACCTGTTGCTAAATTTGTTGCACAAACAGTACATTGTATTAAACAAGTTACAGATAGGAAAATTGTTGTAAAGGCACATCCACATAGTAAACTGACTTATGATGATTTAGATGTTGAAGTAATGGTAGGTGATAGTAAAATTGTTGACCTCGCAAAAGATGTTTATTGTGCTGTACTAGATAGTAGTACAAGTATATTTGAACTTACAGAATTAGGTATACCTACAATTACAACTAAACATAGTTTTGGTGTAGGACTTGGTAATACAGATTATACAAAGATAGAAAATTTACATTATGCAAGTAGTGAAGAAGTTTTAAATTGGTACGAACAAATGGCGTCAACAGAATTTTTAATGAGTGAGTTTAATAGTAAAGATTTTATTATGCCAAGAATTATGGAGTTATTAAATGAGTAATATAAAAGGTTTACCTAAACATTTAGGTGGCCACGGTAATGTGACACACATTGACACAGGTTTAATAGAATTTGCAAGAGATGAATTAGGTTGTAAATCAATGTTAGATATTGGTTGTGGTCCAGGTGGTATGGTATATGAGGCAATTAGATTAGGTTTAGAATCAAGAGGTGTTGATGGCGATTTTGTAACAAAAAGAGAAAAATCAGAACTATTTGAAATACATGATTTTACAAAAGGTAAATTAGAACACATTGATATGAACTTTGATTTAGTATGGTGTTGTGAGTTTGTAGAACATGTTGAAAAAGAATACGAAGATAACTGGATGTCATTAATGCAAAAAGGTAAGTATGTTTTTGTTACATATTCAGAACCAGGCAAACCAGGTCATCATCATGTAAATTGCGAACCATTACAATATTGGATAGAACTATTTGATAAGTATGGTTTTGATTATAGAGAAGATTTAACTAAAAAATCTAAAGAACTTTCTACAATGAAACGAGAATTTTGGAAAGAAACTGGATTAATATTTGAGAGAAGATAATGAAAAAAGCAATCATAACAGATATTACAGGCCAAGACGGCGCTTACTTATCAAAACTATTATTAGATAAAGGGTACAAAGTATATGGTGCTCAAAGACGAAACACAGGCTTAAAACATTGGCGTTTAGATGAACTAGGAATAACAGATAAAATAGAGTTTTTAGACTTCGATTTAGGAGAACCTTACAATATAGAAAAGACTATTGACAAAGTAAAACCAGATGAGTTTTATAATCTAGCGGCACAATCATTTGTTGGTTTATCATTTGAACAACCACAAGTAACCACAATAGCAAATGCGTTAGGTGTATTAAACATATTAGAAGTAATAAGAAACAAATATCCAAAGACTAAATTTTATCAAGCTTCAACAAGTGAAATGTTTGGTAAAGTACAAGAAACTCCACAAACAGAAACAACAAGATTTTATCCTAGAAGTCCATATGGTGTTGCTAAGTGTTATTCTCACTACATGACAGTTAATTATAGAGAGAGTTATAATCTATTTGCTTGTAGTGGTATTTTGTTCAACCATGAAAGTCCAATGAGAGGTGAAGAATTTGTTACAAGAAAAATTACAAAAGGTTTAGTAGAATATACAAAGACAGGTAAATTATTAGAACTTGGTAATATAGATACATATAGAGATTGGGGTCACGCTGAAGATTATGTTGAAGCAATGTGGTTAATGTTACAACAAGATACGCCAGATGACTTTGTTATTGCTACTGGTAGAACAGTAATGATTAGAGATTTTATTACATTATGTTTAGATGAATTAAATCTAGCTTATGAATTTAATGGACATGAAGTAATTGATACACATACTAGAAAACATATAATTAAAACAAATCCTAAATTTTTTAGACCAGCAGATGTAGATTTACTTGTTGGTGATAATACAAAGGCAAGAAAAGTATTAAATTGGAAACCTAAACATACATTAGAGAGTATGGTGAAAGATATGATTACTGAAGATTTGAGAAGGTATGTATAATATATTTGTAACTACATTTAATAAAAGATTATATGATGAATATGCTCACCAATTAATTAAAACATATGCAGACACAAATCAAAAACTACACTTATATGTATTTGTAGAGGATAGTGTTACATTATATCCGGCTGTAAAAAATGTTACTTACTTAGATTTGTTTGAACACGAACCTGAGTTAAAGAAGTTTATTGAAAGAAATAAACATAGACCTACAGATAGTTTCTTTAAAGACGCAGTAAGATTTTCATATAAAGTATTTACTCAAAATGCAGCTAGAGAATATGCAGATAGAATGTTTTTTGTGGATGCAGATATGGTATTTAATAAACAGATACCATTACAAGTATATGATACAATTTTGCCAAAAGATAAGTTTGTTGGTTTTTATGATAGACCACAACAATACACAGAAACAGGTTTTATAGGTTTTAACAATAATAAAATAATTAGTAAAAAGTTTTTTGGTCACTATTTAAATTTATATAAAGAAGACACAATATATAATTTAGAGAATTGGACAGATTGTCACACATTTGACGAAACAAGAAAGAATATGATGGATGATATTCATTACTCAGAAATAAAATGGGGTGACGGCAACGGAGGCCATATTATGGCGAGAGATAAAGTGATGAATCCTTATATTGACCATAGAAAAGGTAAAAGAAAATCTGAGGAACATAGTCCAGAATGGAGAAACAATCAATGATTAATGTTTTTATTGGATACGATAGTAAAGAGAAGTCTGCTTTTAGTGTACTTGCTTATAGTATATTAAAAAACAGTACAAGGCCGGTGTCAATTACACCTATTTATTTACCTAATATAAAAGATACTTTTACTAGAGAAAGAGGTAATTTAGAATCAACTGAATTTAGTTTTAGTAGATTTATGGTGCCTTATCTATCAGACTATAAAGGTTGGGCAGTTTTTATGGATTGTGACCAATTAATGTTAGGTGATATTTCTGAACTATGGAGATTGCGTGATGAAAAATATGCCGTTCAAGTTTGTAAACATGATTATACACCTAATTCAGATAAAAAGTTTTTAGGTCAAGTACAAACAAAATATCAAAAGAAAAACTGGTCTAGTTTTATGTTAATGAATTGTGATAAGTGTACATCATTAACACCAGATTATGTTAATACAGCTTCAGGATTACAATTACATCAATTTAAATGGTTAGAGGATGAAAATCTAATAGGCGATTTACCATTAGAGTGGAATTGGTTAGCAGATGAATATGAATATAAGAAAGATGTAAAGAATGTTCACTATACCGAAGGAGGTCCTTGGTTTCACGATACTAACAATTGTGACTATCATTCAGAATGGTTTGATTATTACCACCAACAATGTAAGATTAATATAAGATAATGTTAGTAGGTTTTGGTACAAGATATTTATTAGATTTAGTTGTACGACCTTTTGTCGAAAGAGAGGGTGGTAAGTTTTGGGAACCATTTCTTCCAAATAATAAACATGTAGCACCATTTGACCAAACTATTTGGCCTGGTTTTGATATGAACCAATTTGTAAATGATAGACCAGATGTTGCAGTATTTGGAATATTAAGAGGCACAGAAAACTGGTTAAACAAATGTAAACAATTAGATTTAAATTATTATTATTTTGACCATGCTTATTTCTTTAAAGCAAATAAACACCGTGCAAATGACACATCAAAAATACTTGCATATAGAGTTACAAAGAATGCTGAAAATTTAACTAGAATTGTAGATTTAGATGATGAAGATAGAGAAAGAATATTAAAATATAGGAAGTTTTCAGAAACATTTAGACTTAAAAAAATACCAAAAGGTGGTAAGATTTTAATTATACCACCAACTGAGGCTGTTTGTAGATATTACAAAATAACAAGTTTAAAAGAATGGGAAAGACAAGTAAAAGAAAAAGTAAGACAATGGTCAGATAGAGAATTTATTATAAGAACAAAAACTGAAGAAAGACCATTAGAACAAGATTTACAAAACGCTCATTGTGTAGTTACATATCAATCAACTGTAGGTATAACTGCTATGTTAAAAGGTGTACCCGTAATATGTGATGAAGTAAGTATGTGTAAACCTGTTTCTATAGATTATGTTGATATTGAAAAAGAATATGTAAGAGATGATGACCTTGTAAACAAATGGATAGATAGTTTATTAGCAAATCAATTTACAATGGAAGAAATAAAAAGTGGTTTAGCAAAAGAAACGGTTGATAGATTACAAGTATGAGATTAGCAGTAATAGGTTGTGGGTTTGTTGGTGGCACGATTGCAGACGCATTAGAAAATGCTGGCAATGATGTGGTAAGAATTGACCCGAAGTACAACGATAATAAAATAGAAGACTTTGTTGATAAGATAGAGGGTGCTGTTATATGTTTACCAACACCAACCATAGATGGTGAACAAGATATAACTTTAATAGATAAGACGGTAATTGCATTGAGAGATGTAAGAACACTTATCAAATCTACTATTTTACCAAACATGTTAGAAGTTTATGAAGAGAATGTAGTTTATTCTCCTGAATTTCTAAGAGAGGCACATGCCAAGAAAGATTTTGAAAACAATCAATATGTATTATGGGGTGGATTAAGAAGTCAAGCCGATTGGTGGATTGATAGATTTAATTGTCATCACAAGACAAATGTAATTATGAATAAGAAAGACGCAAGTACAATTAAGTATGTTTACAACTGTTGGTTAGCAACTAAGGTTGCCTTCTTTCACGAATTACATAGTAAACTAGATAAATCATACAACTATCATATGATAACTAACACACTAGCAAATTTTGATAACATAGGTCCAAGTCATATGAGAGTAAAAGAATTAGGTTATGATGGCAATTGTTTTCCAAAAGACATGGAAGCTTTTGCAAACTTCCTTGATAGTGAAATTTTAAAGAATGTGATAGAAGTTAATAAAGGGTTGATATCTAGTAGATGATTATTACACACAAATTACCATGGGATAAATGTCTATCACACCAAATCTGGCCAGCAATAGAAAAAGGTTGGAAAGATGAGGGTAAAGATGTACATTTCTTTTGGGGTTTAGCAGGTAATAACATAAAAGAGATACGACAATGTATAGAAAAAGGTGAAGAGTGGTGGTATGTAGATGTTGGTTATTTAACTGAACAGATTACAAGATACCCTACGCCAATTATCAATAATTATGATAAGACATATTTTAGAATTTGTAAAGGCAATCTTCATACTATCAAAATGCATGTTGCAACACCTGATAGATACAATATATTAGAAAGACAAGGTATAGATGTAGAGTTTAAAGGTTGGAGAGATAGTGGTGATTATATATTATTATGTCCTTCATCTCCTACCGTTACCATGCATATAAACGCTATCTCACAAGAAGAATGGATTAAACAAGTAGGTGAAGAGGTAAGAAAACATACTGATATGCCAATTAAACTAAGAAATAAACCAAGACCTGGAAACGAATGGTGGAATACTGATATAAAAGATGATTTGAAAAACGCAAGTTGTGTGGTCACAAATATGTCATTATCAGCAATAGATGGTTTACTAAATATGACGCCAGCATTTACTCATCAAAGACATGTTGCCTCATTTGTAACAAGTCGTAAAATTAATAAGGTTGAAAAGCCTTTCAAACCTGGACGAAAGACGGTGCAAGAATGGATAAACATGATAGCAAATCACCAGTTTACAATACAAGAAATAGAAGATGGCTTGGCTTTCGATATTTTAAAGGAACAGTACCAGAGCGTTGGTTAGGTTTTGCATTGGCAATGGCCTCTGTTTTTATCCTATCAAGTGCTAATGTTTCTACTCAATGGCTTGGTTGGCTCTTTAGTGCTATTGCATGTGTAATGTGGGTCTACTTTGGTTATAAAGACAGAGATTGGCCTAGAACTTTGATGGAACTTATGTATTTAATTTTTAGTATGAGGGCAATGTATAATTGGTTACTAGTATGAAATATAATTTTGCTTGTGTTTGTTATGGTGATAAGTATGCCGTAGAGTATGTTCAAAAACTCTACAATATGGTGAAAAGAAACACCACACTTCCTATAAACTTTATAGTATTTACCGACCATGTTAAAATGCATAAGATGGTTGAGGGAGATATTGATATAAGAAAGTTTCCCGAAAACGATTTACAAGGTTGGTGGAATAAGCTACAACTATTTCATCCAGATGTAGATTTACCTGGTGATACCTTATACATGGATTTAGATGTTGTCATTACAGACAACATAGACTGTTTTTACACCTATGAAACTCAACTTGATTTTGTAGGTATGAATGACTTTAACCCCGTAAGTGGTGTTTGGAACTCCAGTATTATGAAATTCAAACAGACCACCCTTCACGGCCGAATTTGGCATAAATTTATGTCCAATAGACCAGAATACCTTAGAAAGTTTCCAGGTGACCAAAACCTTATATCAGACTTAATTAAAAACGGCCATGCATGTGGTTCTTTTCCTGATTCGTGGACACAATCATATAAGTGGTATGACCGAAGTGGTACCAGATACTCTAAACAAGATTGGACATATGAACATAATGGCGAATCGTTGGTTTCCGTGTTTCACGGACAGCCAAATCCTCACGAATCTGAGCAGGAATGGGTAAAAAACGCTTGGAAATAGGCTGTGCGTTTTGACGCACCTCTAAAACCTTTACCTGGTAACAAAAAAAACTTCAAAAAAAGTGAAAATAACGCTTGCTTTCTATGTTAAACTATGGTAGGATATGTGTATATGATAAAGAACTACACAATGAAAAAACAAAAAATACTTTTAAAAAGACTAGAAAAAAGAGTTGCCTTTGCTAAAAAAGTATTGTATAGTAACCCATATAAATCGTTATTTGAAGTTACACAAATTATTAAAAACACTAACAAGGAGAAAACACACTATGAGTAAAGTTAAAAACTACTACATTGATGAAGCTGAGAAAGCTGTCGATACAATTATTACAAACTTAAAAAACAACTTGATTACAAAATCTGTTGCTATTAAAGACATCTTAGATGTCGAAGCAGTTAACTTACTTGACATTGATATACACAATGTTGACGAAGTAATCGACATGGAACTGGAGAACGCTTAATGACACTATCGCAAAAAGCACTTTCAGATATTGATAACTATAATCAGTTAAGACAAGATGAAATTGACTTGGTTAATCATATTAAAGCAATTAACAAAAAGTCTAAACAAGAGATGATTGATAATCCTTCTTGGTATATTGGTATGATGGTAGAAGATTACCAACATTGGTTAGATATGGATATAACAAACATCAAACAGTTTGAAAGATACCTTGA